AGATATGCTGGTCATCAAAACACTTCAGGAAGTTATAACTTTTGTGCGGGTTACTATTCAGGGGCTGATGTCACAACTGGATCTAGTAACACGTTTATTGGAGACCAAGCTGGACATACAGGAACAAATAATCTTACAACTGGATCTAACAACACTTTAATAGGTGCTAATGCCGCAGCTAGTTCAGCAACAGTTTCTAATGAAATAACTATTGGGGATAGCAATGTTGCAACCCTACGTTGTCAAGTAACAAGTATTACTGCACTTTCAGATAGAAGAGATAAGACAGATATTAATACTTTAGATCTAGGATTAGACTTTATTAATTCTCTTAAACCAGTCAAATTTAAATGGGATTCAAGAGAAGGAATAGCAAAAGATGGAACTTATGAAGCAGGTTTTATTGCACAAGATTTCCAACAAGTACAACAAGATAATGATGCTGATTATCTAGGTTTAGTCATGGATAATAATCCAGATAAACTTGAAGCCACACCTGGCAAATTGATACCTATTCTTGTAAAAGCAATACAGGAACTCAAACAAGAAATTGAATTATTAAAAAACTAAAAATGGAAACCATCCAAGAAAAAGCTAACAACTTAATACAAGAAAGAAATCAACTCATTGCTAGATTTAACGAAATAAATGGAGCACTAAAACTTTTAGATGAACTCGCTAAAGCAGAGAATGAGAACACAATTGAAACAGAACAAACTACAGAAGAGGAGTCTTAATTATGGCTGAACGTACAACTGACGAAGTGGCAACTATCTTCACTAATGCTGGAGATAGCGTTACAGTAATCAACACACTTGCTGCTCTTTCTTCTCAAACAGACGCTCAAAAAGAAGAAATCAAACGCAACGTAGAACACCTTGAAATTATCAAGGCTTATAAGAAAGAAGACGGTACAACAAGTATTTGGGGAAGTGAAGATTTCTCCGCACAGGATGCAGCAGTTACTTTAGGGAAATCTAAGTATTAAAATATATCTACCTAGAGCAACACTACCTAAACCTGATGCTCTTTACTTCAAACCTCCAACAGCTCGGATACCATCGTATAAACCAATGGTTATACCTCCGAGTGACTTGGAGGCACCTGAAGATGTCAAGGAAGAATCTACAGAACAGCAAGAGCCACCCAGTTTAAAAATTCCAGTTCTAGATATAAAGATGCCAGTACCTGAGACAGCGGTTGTAGTGACTGCTGTTACTACTGCTGTTGTAGCGGTAGCAACTACTTCAGTTACTTCATCTTTATTTGAACCAATTAAAAAGAAAGTTCAAAAACAACTTCAATCTAAAATTGATAAATGGAAGGAAAAGAGGAAAGCCCGAAAAAAAACCTCCTCACCAAATTAAAAGATGCAGCAGAAGATACTGAACACCATATTCAGGTGCTTGGTACTTTTGTTCGTCTTGGTGTGGTGGTTTGGTCGGGCTTTATTTGAGGGTCATAACCTTAAATTATGTTGATATACCTATGGTTAAGAAATCTGGTAACTCAGATATAACTTTTGTAGCTTCGGTCTTTACTGGAGCCTTAGCAACATTCGGTTTAACCACTGGTAATAAAAACGGCAACGGTAAAACGGTTGATTGTCCAATGGCAAAGAAAAAAGAAACATGAAAAAATGGCTAGTACTCTTATTACTGGCATCACCCACAGCAGCAAGAGCAGAATTAGTAACCCCAAATTTCACTCAGGGTTCGATGAACAGTACAACCACGACTACTCAAGAAATTGTGGAGGAAATAACGACAACTACTTACGGGTCAGCTTTGAACAAGTGGAGTGGCGAAAACATAACTCATACTTCAGCTTCTTCAGGAGGTTTAGCCGACTCAGATTCAATCTACACCTTACACACAGCTGGAGATCCCTTCTCACTAGAAGTGGTATCAAGAGCAGCAAGTCAGGTGTTATCCGTAGAAGTAATAGACAGAGAAATAGATGTCTCCTCTACTACGGTCTCCTTATCAGTCTTCTCTCAGTAACACCTGTTAAAGCGGAGGAAGAGAACAATAACGTAAGTAATCCCGTGGCTGCTGCCACTGGAAATGTAACCAATCAAGCGGTGCAATTCCAAAACAATGGAGCACCGTCGAGACAGCACTACGGACCCAATATCTCGTGCAATGGAAGTACGATGACTTTCTCTCCATTCTATATGGGAAATCATACGACTCCATTTGATGAGGATATGATTCAACAAACATATACCGTTGCTGAGAACTGGGGAGCACAAATAAACTTTATGGTTCCTTTGGACCGTAGAGGATTACAACGTTGTCTCTCCATCGCTGCAAGACAAGAAGAAAAGATGCGTCTTGACTACGAATTAGTCAGAGCATTGAAATGTGCAGACTTACAAACTAAGGGTTTTATGTTAAAGCCTGGTAGCCGTGTAGCAAGTATGTGTAGCGATGTTATACCTATCTCTGCATATCTAAAAGAAACACAACCACCCACAAAACCTAAAAAGAAATTCGGACTATTTTAAATGAGCACATTAAGCGATCAAAGAGCTAAAAGAGAAGCTGAAGAGAAAGCTAAAGCAAAGAAAACATCTAAAAAAACTACCACTACTAAATAATGATTGTACTTATCAAGCCCATCCTCATGGCATTCCTCAGTTCTTCTGCTGTTAAAGAGTTAGTTATACAACTACTCGAAGCATACGCAGAGTCCACTGACAATACCATTGATGATAAAGCAGTTGAACTGATTAAAAATAACTTATTCCCAGGAGGATAAATGCCATACAACGTTATTGATAAAAATAATCAAATTAATGAGGGGACATTTAAAACTAGAAAAGAAGCTGAAAGTTTTATTGATCAGTTACCTGGAGCTAATAGAAGGTATGGAATAAAACTTGCAAAAAACAAATCTAAAAAAGATCTAAAAATAAAAAAAGCCTAATTAAAAATAACTTATTTCCAAGGAGCTAAATTTTATGACAGCATTTAACAATATTAGATCTTTAAGAATAAAACCATATAACAATATAGTTCCTAAAGGTCCAGGTGCAGTTGAAGATGCTTTGTTGGATCGTGCTGCTGAGATGATTAAAAATGCTTTAGATAATATGAAAAAGGGTGACAAATATAAACTTAAATTAGATAAGCTAAGAGACTCTTATAAGAAGTTAAAGCCAAGTAAAAGATTATATAGACCTGACACAGGTAGGTATGGAAGAAAGTTACCTGAGAAAGGTAACTATGGCATACCTGATCATAGTCGAAGATTATTAAAAAGACTGTTAAAAATCAAACCTGAAAAAACTGCTGCTTCATTTGCTTTAAACCGTCCCTTACTGATGTCTATTGCAACAATGATGGCTTTAGCAGATCAACGAAAACTTGCATCAGGAACTTTAGATGATGCACCAATAAACTACGGAGGAAGAAGATGAAAAAAGCCACTGAAGCCCAATTTAACGAATTACATAACCTCGTCACTAAAGAATTCCTCAAGCGGGTCAAAAGTGGCGAAGCTTCTACCCAAGACCTCAAAGCAGCCTGTGAATGGCTTAAGACAAATGACATTAGCGGTATTGCTTATGACGGCAACCCTCTATCTAAACTTGCGGCAGTAATGCCAAAGGTAGATCCAGAATTAGTACAGAGCAGACTTTATGGCAAGCGGAGCTAAATACGCTAACGGCAATTATAAAGCTCAACAGAAAGCGTATAACAAAACAAAGAAAGGGAAAGCATTACGAGTCAACGCTAACAAGCTTAATAGAAAACTAGGTACTTACGGTAATGGTGATGGCAAAGATGCTGCTCACTACAAAGGCAGTACTACCAAGGGAAGACTTCAGTCTCCATCTATTAATCGTAAAAGCAGATTGAAAATTCGTAAATGACCCCACTACTACCAACCCCTGAACACTATTTATTTAACCTAATAACCATGACAAGTCCTGATGCTAAACGGCTATGGAGAAGAGCTATTAAAGAGCACTTCAATTGTACATGTGTTTATTGCGGAAACAATTATGAAATTAATGAACTTACACTCGATCACGTCAAGCCTAAGTCAAACGGTGGAGAGGATCTTACAAGCAATTTGGTCCCCGCCTGTAGATCGTGTAACCAAGGGAAAGGTAGCAGTCATTGGCTCAGATGGATGCGTCAGACATATGGACATAACCCTCTGAGAGAACGACTAATTATTAGTCACATTACATAACACCCACAAGTTAATCATACGTAGCCGTCCGCAAGGGCGGCTTTTTTTATGTCTGCAATTACAATACCTACAAGGTATTCGAATATTTTTGATGGAACTAGAGAGGAGTATTCAAGACTAGCTCGTAAATTTCTTACCAATAAAGATAATTTTCAAAATGGTAAACAGTCATTAAAGAATTTTACAAAGATATACGGATACCTAAAAGAAGGCAATGTTATTAAAGGTGCTGTTTTAAGTCAAGGTAATATTACTTTTCCAGATAAGCTCAAACAGAACATATCAAGACAGAAATCTGAAAAGAAAAGGGAAAGTAACTTAAAAGGCTTAACACCTGAAATAAGGAAACAAATTGATTTCCTTAA